GAGAACGGGCGGGGGTCGAAAATACATCCCCGCAAGTTTTGGACTTTTTTGACATATGAACGGAGGTGTACAAAATGGGTAAACGCGGGCCACAGCCACAGTCGGCGGAGCTTAAGAAATTACGGGGCAATCCTGGCAAGCGCGCGCTTCCTGCGACGGTAGCAAGTACGCCGATGGTGCATGAATGTCCGAAAGAATTGGCAGCGATAAAATCAACATGGGATCACTATGGGAAAGTGCTTGCCAAGATGGGCGTGCTGCAGGATTCCGATGGTGTAGCTTGGGAAATACTATGGCGGACATGGGCGGACTATTTGACGGTGTATCAAGATCCATTTGCGAAAGTATCGGACAAGGTACAGCTTGCGAATACGGTGCAGCGCATGCTTGATCATTTCGGAATGTCCCCTAGTTCTAGGGGATCAATATCAATCGATCCTCCGAAAGAGGAAAGCGAGTTTGAAAAGTTTATCAAGCGCGATAAAATAGCGACGTGATATTACATCCCGCCGAACAGTATGCACGCGATATCCTCGACGAAAAGATTGTAGCTTGCCGGTGGGTAAAGTACGCATGCCAAAGATATTTTGACGACCTTAAGCATGGCAAGGGACGTGGAATATATTTTGATCGTGAAGCCGCACAGCATCGAATAGACTTTTATAAGTTTTGCAAACACTCAAAGGGCGAATGGGCCGGACGCATTCTTGAGCCGGAACCATGGCAGCAGTTTGTCCAGTGGAACCTATTCGGCTGGAAAAACGAAGATGGAACGCGACGGTTCCGAACGGTGTATGAAGCCGTCGCAAGAAAAAACGGGAAGTCTACCGACCTCGCAAGTACGGGATTATACCTTGCTTTTTTTGACAATGAGGCCGGCGCGGAAGTCTATACCGCTGCGACGAAATATGAGCAGGCTTGTATCATTCATTCTGAATCCACGCGTATGGTTAAATCTTCGGCGTCATTGCGTGGGATCATAAACGTGTTTAAGAATACCTTGACGTGCGAAAAAGAGTCACAGAAGTTTGTACCACTTGGACAGGATAGCGCAACGTCGGACGGATTAAATGTGCATGCCGCATTGATAGACGAGTACCACGCACATCCTGACGAGGGGATGTATGATGTGCTTAAGTCAGGCATGGGGTCACGGCGTCAACCGATGGTGTACGTCATAACCACGGCGGGATTCGAAAAAGGGTATCCCTGTTTTGAAATGGAACAACGCGCGAAAAGAATACTTGATGGATCGGAAATAGACGATACTTTTTTTAGTTTAATATATACGCTTGACGACGGCGACGATTGGACTGATCCGAAGCTATGGATTAAGGCCAATCCAAATCTGGGTGTTTCGGTATACGCGAAGAACCTTGAAGATGATTTTAAAGAAGCGTTTTCCATGCCGTCAAAGCAGAATAATTTTAAGACAAAGCATTTGAACATATGGACGGAGGCACAGACTCGCTGGATCACGGCTGACAAGTGGGGGCTTAATGCTGGGCCGGTTGACGCGGATGGACTTGCAGGGCGGAAGTGCTGGGGTGGATTGGACTTGTCAACAACTACGGACTTGAGCGCGTGGGTGTTGTGTTTCGAGCCTACGACTAAGGATGATAAGTATAAGTTTTTGTATCGGTTTTTCTTGCCACAGGATGACTTGCGAGAACGGGAATTGAAAGAAAAAATAAAATATTCAGTATGGGCGCGTGACGGATTGCTATGCCTAACGCCTGGTAATGTGATTGACTACGCATTTATCCAATATCAGATCCTTGAAGATGCAAAGAAATATGACTTGCAGGAAATTAATTTCGATCCGTACAATTCGACGGGCTTGATATCCGACTTGATGCAAGAGGGTATGACATGCGTGGAGTTTCGGCAGGGGTTCCTTTCTATGAGTCCAGCTGTCAAAGAGTTTGAACGCAAGGTTTTAGGTGGGCAACTTGCGACAGGTGGAAACCCAATAATGAATTGGATGATCTCATGTGCGGAAACGGTAAGTGATCCAGCGGGGAATCTCAAGCTCGTAAAGCCTGAACGCGGAAAGACTGGTAGGCATATTGACGGCGTGGTCGCTTCATTGATGGCATTTTGGCGAGCGGTGCAGGCGATTGAGTCAGCGTCAGTTTACGAGGATCGGGGGCTGATGCTATTGTAAAAAAAGAGTTGACAAAACCCTTGAGATGAATTAGTATTGATTTTGTAAAGAACGTCGGGGAGAAGGGCTAGCTCTTCCAGACGCTTTCGCGCCTGTTCCCCGTTAACCACTAGCCTGGTGAAGCGGGGATTTTTTATTGGATAGGCAAAATGAAACAGTTTTTATATAGGCATTTTAATAAAGACGGGATATTGTTATATGTTGGTATTTCGGTATCAGTTCCGAGAAGAATAAGAGAACATAAAGATAATAGCCATTGGTTTGAACAGATTGCTAATATAACTATTGAAACTTTTCAAACGAGAGAAGAGGTTATACAAAAAGAGAAAGAAGCTATAGCTAAAGAAAATCCATTATGGAATATACAGCGTCCTAATATTTCAGGTGAAATAAAAAAACAGGAGGTTTTTTGTAATATAGATAAAAAATATGAAAGTAAGAATGAAATAGTATCTCGTATTGTAAGTTTCGGAGCTTCTTATAGTTTAGAGGAAATAGCTGAAAGTATTGGGTTTAAATTAAAAGATGTTGAAAAAGCTATAGAAGAAAAGAAACTTGGGTATTATGTTGTTCCACCTAAAAGCACAATGCCATATAAAAATAAACATGGAGAAGTTTATTATTTAAAAGCAAAAAAGAGAGTTACTGGATGGCAGTTTGTTGATTTTTTAGAATATTTAGAGGCTGAAAGCGTGGAGACTATTTCTTATATATAAATATAAAATCCCCGGTTTTTTTATACCTATCCCTATGCTTGACACTACGTACCGATAGGTATAGTATGATTAAAGATACGTATATTCGGGGGCATTTTGGGCACAATCGCGCAATTTTTTGGATTGGAGAAACGAACCGAATCTTTGGCTGACCTTGATCGTCGTATGGACGCGCAGGTCGGCATGGGTGTCGGTACTGCCTTTGTATCCGATGTTGCGGCGATGAATCTTGCGAGCGTATTCAATGCTGCAACCATCCGTACGCAATACATGGCGATGGTTCCGCTTATTACCTATTTTCAAAACGATGGACAAAAAGAGAAGTTTAAAGGTTCCCCTGTATATTCCCTTCTCCATGACAAGCCTAATCCGTTGATGACTTCGTTTTCATGGCGCTCCACGATGGAATTACATTCCATTTTTTACGGTGGAGGGTTCTCCAAAATAGAACGTGACGTACTTGGTAGACCTATTTGGATATGGTTACTTGACGGGAAACGCATGACGCCTCAACTCATTGACAATGGGAAAAGGCTTGAATGGAAATACAGGCAAAACAATGGACAGGATGAAATATACAAAGACGAAGATATTATCCATATTCCCGGCTTGGCCTTTGATGGTATTCAGGGCGAGGGTGTAATAAAGCTTGCTGCAAAATCTATTTGGCTATCGCTTGCAACTGAATCATTCGGGCAGAAGTTTTTTGAGAATGGCTTGAATGCCGGTGGTGTTATTCAAACGCCGAATTCGCTTTCCGAAATGGCACGCAAGCATTTAAAAGAATCAATCGATGACCGGTCAAAGCCTGGTAATGCCCATAAGACGATGCTACTCGAAGAGGGGATGACTTGGAACAAGATTACGTTCTCGCCCGAGGAAGCGCAATTCTTGGGTACCCGTCAATTCCAGGACACGGAAATCGCACGTTGGTTTAACTTGCCCTTGCGTATGCTAAAAATGCCCGATGCGTCGGGATTGCGGAATGTAGAGCAGATATCTATAGAAATGATACAAGGGACAATGCTTCCGCGCTATGTTGCATGGGAACAGGAATTAAATACAAAACTATTCGCCAATGCAAATGGTACAATGACTAACCGATTCTGTGAGTTTAACGTTGATGGATTACTCCGGGGCGATAGCAAGACCCGCGCCGATGTATCCCATATCATGCGGCTTGATGGTGCGTTGAATGCCAATGAATGGCGCGCGCGTGAGAATATGAACCCGATCGAAGGCGATCTTGGGGAACAATACTGGACGCAGCCAAACCTTGCGGCGAACAAGTCGAACGATCCAGAAGAAAAGAAACCAGTTGACGAGGAACCGCCCGCCGATGAGACGGTGCCAGAAGAGGAGGGCGAAGATGGAGAAGCGTGAACTTGATAAGACTAAACGTGAAAATCTTACGTTTGAAATACGAGAAATGAAGTCAGACGCTCAGGATGGTGCGGTACGTGTTTCAGGCTATGCGTCGGTATTTGACAAGCCTTCTGAAAATCTTGGTGGGTTTGTCGAACGTATTAAGCCGGGCGCGTTTAGCGAAACATTGAAAGAGAACCGAAGCGATCCACGCCTGCTATGGGATCATAACACGCAATACGTACTTGGCCGTCGGTCGGCTGGTACGCTTACGCTTACCGAGGATACCAAGGGATTGCGGTTTGAAGCAACCTTGCCAGATACCTCGTACGCGCGCGATTTGAAGATCCTTATGGAACGCGGGGACGTGCGGGAAATGAGTTTTGGATTTAATGTCATGCGTGACGTATGGACGGACACTGACAAACCAATCGCAAAACGCGATGTGCTTGAAGTGCGGTTGATTGAAATATCTATAGTAAGTTTTCCAGCGTATCCTCAGACGTCCGTAAAGCTCAGGGATTTGGAAGTTGAAATGGATACACTTTCTGAGGAAAATATTGTGAAGGTAAAAGAATATATTCGCTCGCTCACATGTGCGCCCGCCGTGGAGGCTGCGCCCGTTATTGAACCCGCCGTGAAGGTAGTCGATACGGAATGGCTTAGAGCGTGCATGGATGCAGATATGGTATTGGCGGGACTTTCAGTCCATGAAAAGGAGATAGTATGAGCATTCGAACAGACAAACTCACCGGCGAAATCAAGGGGATCCTTGACGCGGTCCAGGTTCTGAGGTCAAAGGATAAACCCGAGGAAGGCGATCCTGTAACCCTTAGGACGTATCTTGGCAAACTCGAGGAAGCACAGAAACAGCTTGCCGACGAGCAGCGCGCGGACAAAGCCGAAGCGGATTATTCCGTTTCCGCAACTCCCGAAGCGCGCGGAATGGAACCCGAGGCACGGTCGGAAGTATCTTTCGGCAAGTACCTTCAAGCAGTAGCTGGATCGTTTGGTTATAATGCCGATCAGCGCGGCGGCTTCTTGATGAGCCATAAAGAATCACGGTCTATCCTTGAAACCCGTGCGCCTGCCGGTATGAGCGAAGCGGTTCCTTCCGATGGTGGATTCCTTGTTGGAACCCAACAGGGCGCTATGCTTTCTGATAAAGTATGGAATCAGAATAGCATCCTCGGCCTTTGTGATCGTATCCCGATCTCTGGACCGTTCAACGGTCTTACCTATCCGCTCATTGACGAAACATCGCGTGCCGATGGATCGCGGGCCGGAGGAGTACTTGCATACTGGAAAAACGAAGCGTCGGCTACCACTGCCTCGAAACCAAAGGTAGGCGAAGAAACCATGAACCTTGAAAAACTCATGGCGCTTTGTTACGTTACCAACGAAACCTTGCAGGATGCCACGGCTCTTGAATCCATGATAACCCGCAAGTTCCAGGAAGAAATGCAATTCAAGCTCAAGGATGCGCTTTTTAATGGTACCGGAGCTGGTCAGCCTTTGGGTATCTTGAATGCGCCTTGTCTTGTTTCGGCTGCAAAAACCACGGGCCAGTCAGCGCGGACTATCTCCTTCGAAAACATCGTACAGATGTATTCTCAGCTGTGGTCAGGCGCTTCCTATCCTTCCACTCGGTGGGTTATGAATCGTTCCTGTATCCCGCAACTGATGTCGTTGGCGATCAAGGTCGGAACCGCTGGTTATCCGCTCTACATTCCTGGCAATTCACTTGCCGGAACCCCGAACGGATCGCTTCTTGGTATCCCGATTGAGTTTGTTGAACAGGCGCAGACCTTGGGAACCGCTGGGGATATTTACCTTGCGGACTTCTCGCAGTATCGGATTATTGACAAAGCTGGTATCCAGTCGGCATCCTCGATGCATGTCAACTTCCTTACCGATGAGATGGCCTATAGGTTCACCATGCGCGTGAACGGTCAGCCGCTCTGGAAGAAAGCCGTAACCCCGTTCAAAGATGCAAGCACCACGCAGCCTGTATCCCCGTTTGTCGCGCTCGCCGTGCGTGCGTAAGGAGAAGAAACATGAAAGGCTTTAACATTGCCGAGCAGGGACATGTCGCGGTAGGATCCTATCCTATTTCCGCGAATGGCGTGACTACGCTTGACGCTATCAATATGGAAGGGTATTCGCATCTTTCCGCCATTATCACGACCGGAGCGACGAACGGTGGGGCGATTACTGTCACCGCCTACAACTCTACGGATGCCGCCGCTGGTGGCGCTGCCGCGATTGCGTTCAACTATTATCTTGAGACGACCGCCTCTACGGACGTTCTCGGATCTAGGGTTTTGAGTTCCACTACCGCGCTTGCGTTTACGAATGACTCCATCTCTAACCAGATGGCCGTTATTGAACTTGATGCAAGTGAGTTGACGGACGGAAAGAATTGGTTCAACCTGACTCTTTCCGGAGCCACTACCACGACCCCGATAAGCGTGGTATACGTGCTTTCCGGCGCTCGCTATGCCGGTCCTGAATCGCCGACGGTGATCGCTTAATGGCGGTTATGCTCTTAGTCCCCTGGATGGGATTCCATCCGGGGGATGTCGTAGACCGGGGTGAACCACTCGACCTAAAGCTGGTTAGGCTAGGTTTGGGGGAACGGGTGACGGTGGTACGTGATGCCGTCGAAAAGGCCGTAATTAGGCCAAAGGAAAAACGAGATGTCAACAGCAAGTAAGTTTGTAAAACATACCGGCGGTGAAACTCTGGTTTTCCATGATAGCGCAAACGGCGCAAGCTGGATTGATGCACTTGGTGCCAATACGCGAAAATGGGAAATGCGGAACGGATCGGATTTTACTACTGCATGTGAATATACTGTTACGGTTATCGGAACGACTCCGACGATTGTCCAGGGTGTTACGGCGGGGGTAAAGGCTCTTATTACTACGTCGGGGACTCAGTTCGATAGCTTGAACCTGCAAGTTGTAGGGACTCCGTTCCAGCTTGCGGCTGGTTATCCCTGCTATTTCGGGGCTAAAGTTGCGATGGATTCTGCAACGCTTGGAGATTGGTTTGTTGGACTTTGTTCGACTGATACCACGATCTTTGCGGCGGGATCTGATTCTCTTGACATTGCGGCTAGTGCGGCTGGATTCTATGGATCGGCTTCATCGGTTGTAAATGCTTATAACGAAATCCATGCGAATAGCAAGTCTACCGCATCGGCAACGGCATTGACTACGAACGCAATGACGTTCGAGTTCTTGTATGATGGAGTTGATGGTATTGATTATTATCATGACGGCGTGCTTGTTGGTAGACATACCACGTACATTCCAACTGTGGTAATGACCCCATCGATCGCATTAAAAGCCAGTACCGCTGCGGCTCGAATCTGTTATGTGCATTGGATGAAATGCATTCAGTTAGTGTAAGGAGGCAGCTAAATGACTAAGTCAAAGTTTGTAAATGGCTGCCAAGTCTATTACGACGATTATGAGCAGCGATGGGTAAAGGCAATAGGGCCGAATGTTAGGGAATGGGAAATGCGTATCGGGTCGGACTTTACGACCGCGTGCGAATATACTGTTACTCTAATAGGCGGAGCCGATGCGATTACGCAGGGTATTCTTGCAGGGAGCCGGGCGGCTATTGCTACGGCGGCCACTGAAAACAACGGCGTAAATGTTCAGGTTGTAGGTACTCCGTTCCAGATTGAAAGCGGAAAGCCGGTATATTTCGGCGCTAGGGTTTCTGCGTCTCAGGCGACCGAGTCCGATATTCTTATCGGGCTTGCTTCAACTGATACGAGTTTAATCGCCGCTCATGCGATTACGGTAATCAATGGATGTTTCTTTTACAAAGACGACTCTGCTACCGTGATTACTACGAATACCATGAAGGCCAGCGTCAATTCTGCCGCGACTGTCGGGACTGCAATGGATACCTCTGATCATATTTATGAGGTACTTTTTGACGGTACATCGCTTTCGTACTTTTTTGATTCGACGCTAGTTAACACGGTTACGAGCGGATGGCCGACTGTTGTACTGACTCCATCGATTGCGGTTATGGCCGGAACTACTACGGCCGTTACTTCTCAAGTAAAATGGATGCGTTGCATCCAGTTAGGTTAAGGGGGGCGATGCCATGAGCATGAAACGGAAGAGATATACCGGGGCTACGGCTATGGCAATCGTAACCGATATCCCTACGGAGTTTGCGTTATACGAAATACGCGTTCATCTTCCAGTTGTCGAGGGCACTACCGCTAATATGGTGGTGTCCCTTGATTCTGGAATATCGGATGATCACAATTTTGCTTTTCAGACTACGGCGATGGCGGCTGCAACGGATGTACAATATCTTCCGACTCGCCCGTTATATTTTGCTACTGGAGATCAAATAGCTATTACCTGGGCAAATGCAAACTTGAAAGCCTGGGCCGTTGAGATTATCTACGAATAGGGAGTAATTATGGGTTTAGTTGTAACTACTGCGCCGACGATTGAACCCGTAACCCTTGCGGAAGTAAAGGCACATCTTCGCCTTGATACTGGGACTTTCGCTGATGAAATTGTGTCAACGGTAACGGTAAGGCCGGACGCATGGCCTGTATCCCCAACTTATACGATTGTCGGAACGGGCGTTGATGTAAGCAATAAATCGGCGCTTGTTCAAATATCGGTTGGAACCGTTGGGGCAAGTGCAACGCTTGACGCGAAGATTCAAGAGTCAAATAATAATTCTACGTGGAACGATTGGACGGGCGGAGGATTTACGCAGATTACTTCCGCCGGAACAAGCGAAAAACAATATACCGGAATCAAGGGATATATACGGCTTGTTTGTACGGTCGCAGTTGACGCTATTGATTTCGGTGCGTCAGTAATTACCGGGAACTACCAGACGGCGGAAGATACGTATATTGAAACATTGATTACGGCGGCTCGGGAACTTTGCGAAGATTACCAGAATCGCGCATATATTACGCGCACGTACACGTATACCATGGATGAGTGGCCGTGCGAAAATATAATAGAATTACCTATGCCGCCATTACTTACGGTAACGTCAATCATCTATACAACGTCGAATGGTACTGCTACCACTTGGGATACTGCCGAATATGAGATAGACGTTGCGGGATTCGTTGGGAGAATATCGCCTTCTTATGGATATTCATGGCCTTCGGAAACGCTTCAAAATACGCAGGGTATTTCTATCGTTTATACGGCAGGATATGGAGCCACCGCGTCGGCTGTTCCGGCCAAGGTGAAACACGCGATCAAGATACTTGTCGGTGAACTTTACGAAAACCGTGAAGACACGGATAAGATGCAATCCTATACGATGCCTTGGGGCGTCAAAGCATTACTTGGGCAAGATAAGGTGTACAAACTATGAGTACTCCATTCAATGAAGATTATGCAGACGTCCCCGTTACAAAGGTAGGCGGGGACGACTTTGTAATGACCCTCACCTATGGCTCAAGCGTTGCAGGAAATACGTTTGATGCCGCAGTTACGGATGCCGTAACAGGATTAACCTTGCAAGCAATATCCGCAATTGCAACGAACGAAGCACTAGGGATTGTAGTTTTGTCTTTGACGGCTGTTCAGACATTGGCATTAGTTGGAAAGAACATGCGATGGTATTACGCTCGAACAGTTTCAAGCGTAAAAAGAACGGAACTTGGTGGAACGTTTGAGGTGAAAAGGCGATGAGCGTATCGGTAACGATTAATGAAACCCCGATAACTCTTACCGTAACGGATGACGTTACGCAAACAGTTTCCCTTAATTCTGTTACAGGAATATCGGTTTCAATGGGGACTGTATCTCCAGGGTTAGGCGTTCCGATAGGTGGAACGATTAATCAACGCCTGGTGAAAAGAAGTAGCGATAATTATGATACCGGATGGGAAGATCCATTAGCAGCAGGGCTGGACAAGGCTGTTCAATTTAATGACGCTGGTATTCTTGGGGCAGATCCATATTTCCGATGGAATAAAAATACTAGGTCATTACTCCTTGGTATTCTTGAAGCATTACCAGATAATCCGCTGGCAATAACGGGCGCGGTAAATCTTTGGTTACAAGCTAATATTCAGAATACTACTGAGGGTTCGCTTGCATCGAGCGACTTTGTTGTAACAGCCGATAATGGCACTGATTTGGATTTTTACGGAGCCCTATGGATAGCGTCATCCGTTTATGATGATCCTGACGGATATCCTACAACAGCAGCGAATGACGTTGTTTTGGAATCGCTCGCCAATAATCTGCAGCTGCTTTGCTGGAAAGATGGAAGCAAAGTACAGATATTGATAGGCGAATCGGCAGAAGTCCAAGCGCATTTCGATGAAGCTGGATTGACGATGGCGCCAGGTAAAACGATAAAACATGGAGCGTCGGAACAACCAATCCCCGAAATATATTATGGTACAGGATCGCCGCCAAGTGCAACCGGGTTGCCGAATGGCGCGCTATTTTTTAAGTATACACCTTAAAGGGGGATTTTTATGGCGTTAATATCGGATTATTGTTTTGACCTTGCGCTTGCGTACATTGATACCAATGCTAATCGGCTTGATATATGCTCGCAGGAACCGGCGACCTACACCGCCGCGACCGTGACGTATACCCTGGGCAACAAGACCAGTTTGAGCGTAGGCGCTCCGACTGACCGAACCCCGAATGGCCGTATGGTTACGGTAGCGGCGATTACTGACGGAACGGTTACAGGAACCGCAACGGCTACCCATTGGGCAATAAGTGACACCGGAAATAGCCGACTTATTGCGACAGGTCAGCTTTCGGCAAGTCAGGCAGTCACAAGCGGTAACACGTTTACCCTTGCGGCTTTTAACATTGGCATAGCGGACGCGACTTAACATGGCTATTACTACTCTTGACGGATATATAGGGGCCAGCAAGCAAATAACCGTACAGCGTAAAACGGCGAGTATCACGGCGGTTGCGCTCATGATAACCTCGCCGTTTGCGCAGAATGGTAATCCGGGCGCTGGCACGTTGGCTGGTACTAGCATTACGACCGGCGTTGTTCCGACTGATGCTACGGCCGGATGCCCGACGATAAACTTTTCGACAGGCACGGGATATATTACTCGGTGCCATGGTTATAATTCCGTAGCAAGTACAATCGTACTTGCGGATATCCTTCTTAAATGGGGCACCGTAGCCTATACGTCAAGCACGACGTCACTAACTACGGCCGACATATCCGGGAGCGTGCCGGGCGGAACGGATTATTCCGGTTGCAAGATATGGCTTGAAGGCGTTACTGCGCCGACTGGAAATCAAACTATCCAGATTGGTTATGTCGACGGAGCTAATGCAGGGCAAACTACGGGCTCGCAGGCGCTAGGGTTTGCACCGGCAATCGGTCGATGTACCGAATTGAACATGGCAAACGGAACGGGCGTTCGATCCTTGACGAGCGTTGTTTCAAGCGTTGCCACCGGCGGGACGTTTAACGTGTTGATCGTTAGGCCGTTGATTCGGATGCGCATACCATTTGCAGGATATTCCGAACAGCGCGACCTTTACGGTACGGGGATGCCGCAAGTATTCCCAACGTCGGCGCTTGCGATATATTCCATCCCGGATTCCACGGCGTCAGGACTGCCAGAGTTCGAAATCGAAATTGCTAACGGTTAAATAATGGCGTTAGCGTTAGTTGCCTCTGCCGTAAATACGAATGACGCCACGGGCACAACGCTAAGCGCAAGCACTACGCTCAATATCCTTGCGGGCGATTTAATTGTAGCTTTCGGCGGTCTTGCCGTAAGTTCCGGGGCGGTTACGATTGCCACGGTAACGGGTGGCACCGCCCTAACAATGACGCAGGGAAATTACAATTACTATAGCGTTTTCGAGTACATGGGCTGGAAGCAATTTTCGGCCAACGAATCAAGCGCAACTTTCCGCATGACCACTTCGAGTGATGCCGCCAATCGATCAATACTTGTCACTCAGTGGCGGGATGACGTTGATTCCACGATAGATATTCATTCTGGTTTCGTGCCTGGGAACGATACTGGAACGGCAATGGCTTCGGCCGCGCTGGACGTCATCGGGGATGATCTTCTGGCGATCGCTTACGCGATGGTCGGAAATGCCGCGACTTTTTCCGCATTAAATATTGACGGAGTGACCGCCGACGGAACCATTTCTGCGGGATCTCGCGTGCGGGCGTGGTATCGACTGCTCTCCGCGAGTGATACGGGGATTGCGGCGACGGGCTCTCTGGCTTCGAGCGACGAATACATAATCGAGCTTTTCACTTTCCGCGCAGTCCCGAAAGGGTCTGTATTTTCAAGCGTTCGGGTACAGACTACCACGGATGATTGGTTACACATCGAATCCGCTCCGACAGGCGGCGCTCTTATTACCATGTGGGGCAGGGTTCCGGCGTACACGGGCGGGTATCCGCATCAACGCGGTAATGCTACTTTGCTCGAAGCGCAAGGCGATGATGTCGCTATCCTTGGCCTGATATGTAACGGCGGGGCAGACGCGGCCAAT